AAGAGGCGATCGATCAATATAAAGAGTGGAGTCCAGATAGTGTGATCATCGAGAAGAAAGCCTCGGGCGCTCCTTTGATATATGAACTCAGGGCGATGGGGATGCCGGTGCAAGAATTCACCCCGGTCAGAGGTAACGACAAAATTACCAGACTGAATGCTGTGTCAGATCTGTTCGCTAGTGGTAGAGTGTGGGCACCGAACACCCATTGGGCCGAAGAAGTGATTGACGAGGTTGCATCTTTCCCTGCTGGCGAGCATGATGACTATGTTGACACCGTATCCCTTGCGTTGATGAGATTCCGCAAGGGCGGATTCATTCGTACTAATTTAGATGAACCTGATGAGCCGGAATACTTTAGACGTAAGTTTGAAGGCTATTACTAAGGACAAATTATGGCAATTGACAAAGCACTAGGACAAGCCCCAATGGGTTTGAATGATCAATTAATACCGCCACCAGATGATATGTTTTCTGGGATTGAGATAGAGATCGAAGACCCAGAGGCTGTGCGTATTGGTATTGATGGACAGCCAATATTAGAGATTGAGGCAGAAGAAGTTGAGGACGACTTTAACGCCAACCTCGCTGAAGAGATGGACGAGGATGAGTTAACTCAGTTATGCGGTGACTTAATTGGCGAGTTTGAGGAAGACCTATCCAGCCGTAAAGACTGGATGCAGACATATGTAGACGGCCTAGAGTTGCTCGGATTAAAGATTGAAGACCGGACAGAGCCTTGGCCGGGGGCGTGTGGTGTTTACCACCCCATGCTTTCAGAAGCATTAGTTAAGTTTCAGGCTGAGACCATCATGGAGACCTTCCCATCGACGGGGCCGGTCAGAACCCAGATCATTGGCAAAGAGACTCCAGCAAAGAAAGAATCTGCCATTCGTGTCAAAGATGACATGAACTATCAGTTAACCGAAGTCATGGTGGAGTACCGCCCAGAGCATGAGCGGATGCTGTGGGGCTTGGGTCTGGCTGGTAATGCGTTTAAGAAAGTGTATTTTGACCCCAGCCTAGATCGTCAGGTATCACTGTTCGTTCCGGCCGAGGATGTCGTCGTTCCTTATGGCGCATCTAACATCCAGACCTGTGAGCGCATCACGCACGTCATGCGTAAGACAGAAAACGAAATGCGTAAGTTGCAGGTGGCTGGCTTTTATCGTGACATAGAACTTGGTGATCCGATTGATTCATTCGACGAGGTGGAAAAGAAGATCGCTGAGAAGATGGGCTTTCGTGCCTCATCCGACGATCGATACAAAATACTCGAGATGCACGTTGACCTCGATCTACCCGGCTACGAGGACAAAGACGAGGATGGGGAGCCAACGGGTATTGCTCTGCCTTACGTTGTCACTATCGAAAAAGGCACCCAAAACGTTTTAGCCATCCGGCGTAACTGGCATCCAGATGATGAACTTAAACAAAAGAGAAATCATTTCGTACATTATTCGTATATCCCGGGCTTTGGTTTTTATGCTTTTGGTCTTATCCACCTTATCGGTGCTTTTGCTAAGTCTGGCACTTCTCTTATTCGTCAACTTGTTGATGCGGGAACCCTGTCAAATCTGCCCGGTGGATTCAAAACCAAAGGTCTTAGAGTTAAGGGCGACGACACGCCAATCGCCCCAGCAGAGTTCCGTGACGTAGACGTAGCCTCTGGCACGATTAAAGACAACATCATGACGCTCCCGTATAAGGAGCCAAGTCAGGTGTTGTACACGTTGCTCGGTACGATCGTTGAAGAGGGGCGCCGGTTTGCTAGTGCGGCCGATCTGAAGGTATCCGACATGAGCGCACAGTCGCCAGTAGGAACTACGCTGGCAATTCTGGAGAGAACTCTCAAGGTGATGTCAGCCGTTCAGGCTCGGATTCACTACTCGATGAAGCAGGAGTTCAAACTTCTAAGAGACATCATCCGCGACTACACCCCAGAAGATTATTCATACGAGCCAGAAGAGGGTTCGCGTCGGGCAAAACAATCTGACTATGATGATGTAGAGGTAATCCCAGTCAGTGACCCCAATGCGGCCACAATGTCTCAGAAGGTAGTTCAGTATCAAGCGGTCATGCAGTTAGCCCAACAGGCGCCGCAGTTATATGACTTACCTTACCTACACCGGCAGATGTTAGAAGTATTAGGAATCAAGAACGCTGCCAAATTAGTTCCGATGCAGGATGATCAAAAACCACGCGATCCTGTTTCAGAAAATATGGATGTCCTCAAAGGCAAGCCACTCAAGGCTTTTGCTTATCAGGATCACGAAGCCCATATTAAGACCCACCAATCCTTTATGCAGGATCCAATGACTGCACAGATGATTGGTCAAAACCCAATGGCAAATCAAATGATGGCTGCACTACAGTCACATATTGCCGAGCACTTTGGGTATATGTACCGCAATCAAATTGAGCAACAGGTTGGAGCGCCAATACCGACGTTTGATGACGACAGAGAGATCCCACAAGATATCGAGTTTGCATTATCCCGTCTGGTGGCTCAGGCATCCCAGCAACTGCTTCAGCAAAACCAAGCCGCCGCTGCACAACAGCAGGCTCAGGCTCAAGCACAGGATCCAATCATCCAGATGCAGATGCAGGAACTTCAGCTTAAAGGTCAAGACCTACAGCGCAAAGCACTTAAAGATAAGACCGATGCCACACTTAAGGCGCAGCAACAAGAGATTGAACGTCAAAGAATTCAGTCTCAAGAAAAGATTGCCGAGGCTACAGCGATGGTCAAAGCAACTGCGGAAGACGAAAAACTCAAAATCAAAAAGGGTGAGATTCTTACCCGGGCTGCTGCTGATGACGAGAGAATCAAACTGGAGAGGGACAAAGAACTTCTTCGGCTTCGTAGTAAATCCTAACCATAAGGAGAGTAAATGAGTAATGACTTACTCAAGTATCTTTCGGACAAGATACGAGAGGAAATGAAGGTAATCGAGCAGGACGCAGTCTTAGGTAAAGCAAAGGATTTTGGAGCGTACCAATATGCTTGTGGAATTTACCGTGGACTTTTGATCGCAAACAATATCCTTATTGAAACGAAAGAAAGGATGGAAAAAGACGATGACTGAACTCGCCATCGCAACGGAAGAAGGTGAAGTAAGTACTCTGCCAGACACAGACGAACGCAAAGCCAAGCAGTTACCAGATCCCTCGGGATACCGCATTTTGTGTGGAATTCCTAGCATCGAAGAGCAATACGAAAGCGGGATTATTAAGTCTGACCTGACCCTCCAACACGAAGAACTCCTCACAACCGTTCTGTTTGTCGTGAAGATGGGGCCAGATTGTTACAAAGACAAAGCACGCTTCCCATCAGGAGCGTGGTGTAAGGAAGGGGATTTTATTCTCGTGCGACCACACGCAGGTACACGGCTAAAGATCCACGGTAGAGAGTTTCGAATTATCAACGACGATTCCGTTGAGGGAGTAGTCGAAGATCCACGCGGCATTTCACGTAAATAAGGAGCCCCCAAAATGGCTGAAGAAAAATACGAATATGAAGTAGATGTAGATGAAGGTTTTACTCCTAATAAGGGTAAACCCGTAGAAAATGAAGTAGAGACTAAGGGTAAACCCGATATTGATATAGAAATTGAGGACGATACTCCAGAGTCAGATCGCAACAGGAAGCCTCTGCCTAAAAATATTGTTGAAGAATTAGAGGCAGACGAGTTAGATGAATATTCTGACAAAGCCAAGGAGCGACTGCGACAGATGAAAAAGGTCTGGCACGATGAGCGCCGGGCCAAGGATGAGGCTGCAAGGGAGCGGGAAGAGGCTTTGGCCTTTGCCAAAAACGCCCTTGAAGAGAATAGGCGCCTGAAATCTAGGCTGACTGAGGGGGAGAAATCCTTTATAGACACGGCCAAAGGCGCAGCCGAACTTGAGATGGAGATGGCTAAACGAGCCTATAAAGAGGCTTATGACGCCGGGGATTCTGATAAGTTAGTAGAGGCTCAGGAGCAGTTGTCCACGGTCAACTACAAACTCCAGCAGATTAAAAATTACAGACCCCCTTTACAAACTCAAGAAATTCCTGTAAATAGTCCCCAAGAGCAAGTCCCTAGACCGGATCCAAAAGCGAGTTCGTGGCAAGAGCGAAATCCTTGGTTCGGTAGAGACAGGCTGATGACAAGTTTGGCATTAGGGCTGCATGAGGACTTGGTTGCACAAAATGGTCAGGCGTATGCAACGACTGACGAGTATTACCAGCGTATTGACAAAACAATACGTGACAAATTTCCCGAGAATTTCGGGGATGAAGTTAAAACGACTAACGGGGGCGGCAAGCCCGTTACGCGCACCGATCGACCTGCCACAGTAGTTGCTCCGGCATCGCGTAGCACATCCTCCAAAAAGATAGTGCTTAAGCAGTCGCAGTTAATGATTGCTAAGAAGTTAGGTTTAACCCCCGAGCAGTATGCCCGGGAATTTGCGAAGACACAGGAGAACTAAAATGGCAGAAAACAGACTTGCACGCGAACTTGAAAATCGATCCACCGTAGAGCGCCCGAAGGCTTGGACACCCGCTTCAGCATTACCGGAGCCAGACAAACAGCCGGGATACGCATACCGTTGGATTCGAGTTGCCTCACTAGGACAGGCCGATCCCAAGAACACATCTTCTAAGATGCGTGAAGGATGGGAACCTGTTCGGATTGAAGAGCAGCCTAAGTTCCAGATGTTAACTGACCCCAATAGTCGCTTTAAGGACAATATTGAGGTCGCCGGACTGTTACTCTGCAAGATCCCTGAAGAATTTATGGATCAGCGTAAGCAGTACTACGCCAAGGCCACTAGAGACAACATGGAAGCCGTAGATAACACGTTCATGAGAGAGAACGACCCGAGGATGCCGCTCTTTAAAGAGCGTTCTTCCAAAACGTCGTTCGGTAAAGGTAAATAACTTTTAACGAGGTTTAAAAATGGCATATCCCACCGTATCAGGCCCTTACGGGCTTATTCCGATCAATTTGATCGGCGGTCAGGTGTTTGCTGGTGCTACTCGTCAGATCCCCATTGGTACAGGTGAGGCAACCGCTATTTTCTTTGGCGATGTTGTTAACCTGAACTCCGATGGTAATGTGACGAAGTTGACCACCACGGACTCTGGCTCTGTAGTTGGTGTTTTCCTTGGTTGCACCTATGTCGATCCGACATTTGGTCTGACCTTCCGTCAGTCTTACCCCGGCGGTTTAACAAACTCCACGATGTCTGCATACGTGCAAGACGACCCGGATGCTTTGTTTAAAGCCGCAGTGTGTGACACTGGTACAACAACCATCAGTT